ACGAAATCAACAAGGGTTAGGCTCATAATCCCTCCTTAGAACGGGCAGCCAGTACGGTGATCCCAGTCGTATTCAGCCTGGGCGTAAGCTACTGCAGAAATGAAGTCGTTGTAGGCCTCGCAAGCTTTATCGCTGCGAAGTCCTTCGTACGGGCTGGAATCAATCGGAACTGAGAAGTGAAAGAGGCCGGTCGGTTCTTTCGGCATCATGTCGATGATTTCCTGCGCCCGGTCGTCAATCCACTTATCTTTCTCGTCGCTTAACTGCTGATCGACCCAGCGACGATCCTCGATGTGGTCGTATGCGCGGTATGCGTTCATAGCTTCACCTTGTATTCATTCTGCTTATTGGATCGCTCACCGTTGTGTAACCAGATTGCGCATCTGGTGACCTCGATCCACTTTCTTCTTTCAAGCTCGCCGATAAACCAAGAAACACGTGACTTTGAAAAACCTAGAATCTTCGCCATATCCCGAACGCTGTGCTTTCCCCTTCGCAGCAAAGAAAGCAATGTTGGTTTCATTACTGAACTCCTGAATTTGATGTAAGCGCCACCCGGCACCGATTGGCTGCCAGATGTGAAATGGGGTGTGGGATTACTTGCCGAGGGCTTTGGCGATTGCTGCACGAGCCTTGATAATTTCTGAGCAATTATCCGCGTCGGTAACCATAACTCCCAGAGACCCGACCATTTCTTGCAGTGCTACCAGCATGTCAGGGGCGGCGGCGATAAGATTGGCGTTGGCATAATCTTCCTCAACACTGGTCAGGTACGTTCCGACAACGCAAAGGATGTCACCGAAATCGTTCATAATCACTGATGTTGCCATTGACTCTTCATCATCATGAGCAACCCATGGGCCAGCGCTACCATTAAACTTGTCCATACTCACCTCCACGCTGATTCGAATTACCGCGATACCACGGCATACCAGCGGCTTTCTTCATCTCTTCGTTGGCTTCCATCCACTTGGCACCGTTACGCTGTTCTCGTGCGTCACGGGCTTTCTGCTGGGCCATACGAAGTAACTGGTGATTGATTGTCATGATGTCTTCTCCACCTGCTGAAGTAAGCCGGCGATGTGCATCTGCCAGCGGTTAAGCGTGAGCCTTTCCCGAGGTGCCGATACTGCAGTCAGCTGCCACTCGTTATCGTTGAGCTTTTTGGCGGTGTACTGCTTGCCGTTGTGGGTGACTGTCATGAGGCCTCCCGGTTATTTGCTTCGGAGTCCTGACGGAATGCTTCACGTAAGAACTCTTCACTGAATTCCATCTCAGGAGCCTGAACGAATGCGATATACGCTTCCTCCTGGCAGTTCGTGCAATATCCGGAGCGGATTGCGCATCCGCAATTTTCACAGTGTCTGGACATAATCATCTCCGCCCTTAAGCCGGGCCGCTGAACGGTTAATACAAGACTTCAACGCATATATGCGTAAAACTTGGGTAGCGGTGGATGGCCGCCGGTTCATAACTTGAGCCACTCGTAAATGACTCCAGGTATGAGGCATTAAAAAACCCGCCGGAGCGGGTTATTCAGAAGGTGGTTTTGGCAGTGGCATCCAGTGCGTTACTTCTCTCAGTAAATCCGTAGCGCTATTCTGATTGCTGCATCCATTGCCATTATGATCGGGCCAAAACCCTCGATATCTCCATACGCCAACGTCAGTTCCGTCACTAACAATCACGGACTGCCCATATCCAGGCTCAATGTCTGAGCGCTTAACCCACTCCATTGCCTCACCTCAATAAGTTGTTATTAACGCGCTGTGAAATGCTT